AGTAAGGCACACCATGTTAGATTGGAGGGTATGGACAGTTTTTTTTAATAAACCTTTGTCATGATAATCTAACTAACTATTACAAAATGAATTTTGCTTTACTACAATATCATAAGTACTCGCTAGTTGACATTGAAGATATGATTCCCTTTGAACGAGAAATTTATGTCCATATGTTAATCGAGCATTTAGAAGAAGAAAAAAGAAGAATAGAGAGTAAACAATAATGCAAGCAATACTAGAACAACAAAGATCGAACGTAGTTCAGTTCCCTGGAAATAAAGCTGCCAGTGGTGGAGACAACACAGGTGGACTTATACCTACAATAAAAGAGTTGATTTCTAGTATTGATAAACTTACAAATGTAATAAGTGGACAGGCAAAGGGTAAAATTGTTTCATCATCAACTAATGACTCTCTAAATTCCAGTCTCGAATCAGAAGTTGAGACAGGTAGATATCAAGATGAGCAGATGAAGTTATTGAAAAAGATAGAGGAAAACACAAGACCTGCTACAGCGGAAAAGGTTAAGAAAGAGGACACTAAAGAAGGTGGTGGTATTGGTCTGGGTGGACTAGCGACTACTATTGGAATTATTGCTGGAACTATTGCAGGTCTAGTAACCGCATGGGCGAAGACTGTTAAATTTTTCGTTGTTAATATTGGTGTTGGCATCGAAAAGATGGTTGTGTTTTTATCTAGATGGTTTCCATCTTTAAGAAAGATTCTATTTAACATTGAAGTCACTGTAATGTTGCTAGTCGATAGTATGAAGGGTGTTTTCAAAAATGTAGTTGGAAAGATAGGTAGTATATTCACTGGTGCAATAGAGTTCTTTAAAGGAATCTTTGGTGAAGGATCTATGATTGGTAAAGTTATCACCACCATAAAGACTGCTGTCACTGGATTCTTAGAACCAATTATTGCAGGGTTCAGAACAATCTCTGAGGTTAGTGGACCAATCGGCAAAGCAGTATCGTTCGTCAAAAATGCTCTTAGTGGATTTATGGAATTTTTCGCAGGACTTGGCACCAAACTAGGTATGTTCGGTAAATTATTTTCTGCAGTATCTGGTATAGTATCAAAAATCGCATATCCATTAATGATCATTATGTCTGTATGGGATACAGTTAAGGGTGCGCTTGCTGGATGGGAAGAGGGTGGATTCGTAGGAGCAATTGGTGGTGCAATCAAAGGACTATTCAATGGATTAGTATTTGGTGTACTCGATATGATCAAAGGTGCTATCTCTTGGATTGCTGGAGCACTCGGATTTGATGCTGTAGAAAAATTCCTAGACTCTTTCTCTTTTGCAGATATGTTCTCGTCATTCGTTGATGCAGTTCTGTTTATTCCTAAAAAGATTCAAGAATTTATCATGAGTCCGATTGAGACAATGAAAAAATTGGGTGAGTCTATGATGACTCTATGGGAACCTATTAAAGAGATAATGGGTACTCTTGTTGATGCATTCTTGTTTATCCCTAGAACATTGTTTGGACTAATTGATGAATATATCGTAACTCCACTCACAAATGTATTCAAACCAGTAACAAACTTCTTTAAAGGTTTAGCTGAAAAAATTATGGGTGTATTTGAAGACTTCGGTATACCAGAAATGGGATTCTCTGTTCTAGGTAAGAAGTTTTCTATTGGTCCATGGTATCCATTCAGACCAGATGAAGGAACTACTCGTGTTGGTTCTAATACTTCACTAGAGCAAAAATCATCATCTAGTGGTGGTGAAACTAGTAACTATAAACAAAATATCGTATCAAGTGGTACTGGTGGTGTTGATGAAAAGACCATGAGAGCAAATGGTATGAGTGAAGAAGCCATTGCACGAGCGAAGGCGAGAAACATAGATGAAACCAGAGTATTAACCCAAACTGAAAAAGTTGTTAATGGTCAAGGTGTCATTAAAGAAGACTTCGCTACATTCAATCCAAAAACTGGTAAGGCAATGTTGTCTGGTGACTCTGCTGCTACTGGAGTTACTACTGATGCACAGGGTAATAAATCTACTGGTGGAACACGTGAGATTAGTAAACGTGCATTTGATCAGATTAAGAAAAATGCACAGGCTGGTGGTGACAATGCTAAAATCGCTGAGATCGTTAAGGAAGATGATGCCTATCAGAAACTTAGCTGGTTCGATAAACGTAAAGTTGATGTAGGTTACGCTAAGGCATCTGAACTTCTTGCAGTAAGTCAACCAAATACTGCTGATGCTGTTACTAAGAAATCAAGTGATGCTGCTTCTCTGAAAGAAAACATCACTAAAGCATCTGGTAATACTAATGTGGTTAACTCTCCATTGACTACATACAACAATCAGAAAGTTACCAATGTCAAAGCACCAATTAGAAACCAAGAGTCTTCTGTTGGTGAATGGTTAAAGAGCAAGTACCAATAATGAAAAAGGGCTACCGCAATGGTAGCCCTCAATACTTAAGCAGTATTAATTAGTCTTCTTTAGCAATCTTCTCAAAGTAAGACATAACATCATCGTCTTCATCATTGATCTCTGCCATCTTTGGTGCAGGTTTACTTGCTACCTTAGGTGCGGATGCAACAGGACGATCTTCTTGTTCAGCAATCTCTGCAGCAGACTTGCTAGCAAAAGCATCACCAGACAATACTTCGTTCAACTTCTTCTTCAACTCATCATAAGACTTGAAGTTCTTACGATCAGTAAACTCTGATAGTTTGTGCTGAGAGTTGACGATGTTCAACAGCTTGTCTTCATCTTCAGAAACTACTGATGGCTCCATAAAGGCAGACTCATCATAGTTTGCATATCCATCTTTCTTACGCATACGCATCTTGAAGTTAGCACCTTCCCAAAGATCAAACACATTGACTGGCTTTTCGTCTTCGAAAGTTGGTCGTGCCTTGTCCATGATCTTATCAAAGATCTTCTTGCCAAATTTGAACAAGAATACTTTACCTTCGTTCTCTGGATGTTTCGGATCGGAAACAACAAGAACATTGGCAATGAAACTTAGCTTACGCTTTTGTTTACGTGCAATCTCTTTGTTGGCTTCAGAACCAGAGTTCCACAGTTGAGTATTCAACTCACCGACAGGATCGTTCTCACCAAGAGTAGTCAAACTGTTCTCGATGTACCACTTACCAGTTGGTCCTTGGAAACCATGAGAGAACAAACGTACCCATGGCAGTTCGTCACCTTCTACACGAGGTAAGAATCGTAGGGTTGCTGTACCATTACCTGCTTTGTCTCCTTCAAGACGCCAGAATCGGTCATCATTGTAGGACTTGGTTTCGGTTTGGGGGTTTGCGATCTTCTCGAATTCTCCAGCGATTTTGCCGAAGTCTGAGTTGCGCATTTTGCGGAGTGCTTGAATATCCATTTCGTATTTCCTTTGTATAAAAGTATGTTAAGTATTTTTAGTATGTTTAATTGTAATCTCATCATTTATTTCAACATCATCATCAAATGGTGTGTCGTCAAAATCATAATCTTCTTCAACATAACTATTTAGCGTTTTCATACCGCCAGTCTTTCGACCATTGGCATGTTTAGCACCTTTTCCAGAACGCTCACTGGAAAATTCATCAATGTGTTTCTTGTATGTCTTGCCCATAATATCACTATGCAATTTCTTCTATGAAGTGATTGAAAATCTTTTCGATCTTAATCTTATCGTATTTAACGAACCCAGTCAACTTTTTAATTCGTCTTAGTTCGTTATCCCAAATATATTTTACTGATACATTTTGTGTCCACTTCTCAAGTAAAGGATAAAAATCATCTATAATTCTTAGCGTTTCAATGGATATCTTTCCACCAATGAACATGTTAAGAGCTATGGGATATTCGTTCTCAGTAAATTCAAATATTGCACTGTGTTTAAGTTTGTTCATCTCAACGTAAGTTAACATTGCAGCTAAGTCATCAACGAACACCTTTGTAATACTCTGTTTGCGTTTCATCCACTGAAGGTAATTGTCCTCAGCTTCTTGTCCTGCATAAATTGCATTCTCATTACCATAAGCAAAGTTAGAAGTAAAGAACTGAATGATGTCTTTGTCTTCTGGATGCTTTACAGCAAGTTTCTCAAAAATGTATCTATCATTCCTAGCATTAAATGCTTCACGTGTGCCACGAACATTGCCTCTGTTCTCAAAGACATTAAATTTATCAGTGGTAAAGTGCAGTTTGATCGCTAGGTAATAACGATATGCTTTAAATCCGTCCACTTTTCAGTTTCCTACACTGTTCTTTCATAGCTGCGGTATAGTCTGGAGATATCTCCGCTATACTACAGTTATAAGTTTTTTCACTAGGTGAATGTGTGATCAAAAATACCATAAGAGAAATATAACAAATAAAACCTATTAGAAAAAGAATCCATACTCTTATACTAATAGTGTCATTATCAAACATCTAGTTGAGCCTGTTTAGGTAAATAATTCAATTCACGAAAGTCCATTTCAATCTTATCCTTCAATGACTTATTGATAAGATGCGAAATGTCTTCTGGTTCCAAGTAATTGGTGCGACAATACTCAAGAACCGCATCCATATATGTCATTTTAGTTTCACTAACTTTCTGCTCTATATGTAGAGAAAAATCATTGGCATTTTTAAACATCAAAACTTCATTATCTAATTTCATATTATTATAGTGGCTTTGGATCTGGCTTTGATTCTGGATCTGGATTATACACTTCATGATATATTTTATTATCTTGAAGATCTTTTATCATAGCTTCGTGTTCAGCAGCTAATCTTGCATTCTTAGCAGGTTCAGTTTCAAATTCACCAGATGCAATAGCTTCTTCTTTAGCTTTCTTCTCAGCAGCTACTAATTCTGCTTGTTCTTTGACTGCATTAATTTTATCCATATCAGCCTGTTTTAATTCAGCTTTTTTGATCCAATACTCAGCTTCTTTGATTGAACGAGAAACAGTATCATATTCTTTTAGCTTGGCTTTGTAAAGTTTCCAAACTGGTGTATCGGTATTATCTGAATCCATTTGGTCGCCATACTGGTCTAAGAACATAGAGAAAAACTTGTCGAGTCTCATTTTAACTCCAAGTAATTCTTTGTAGTCATTGATTTTACTATTTGTGCTCATTTAATTTCCTTATTGTTGGGGGAGTAATAGAAACAGTTATTTATCTATTATACAGTATTTATTATTGCAAGACAATCTATTTATCCTCGACGCATCCTTGCAATTTCGATGGCTTCTTCGTCAGAGAAGATAGGAACAGCATTGGACTTGTGCATCGTTCCAATACCTTTAACCTTAGTACCAGTATAAACTGGACTAGGTTTCTTGCTACAATCATGATATCCAGAATTCAGACTAGGATACTTTACAGTCTCACGCTGGTATACTGGAGTTGTAGTGAGGGGTCTGCTAGTATCTGCTAGCTTTTTAGATGGATACTTCTTTAGCATAGCTTCCCACGCAGCCTTCAACTCTCGTTGTTTGGCATTTGGTTTAGATTTTTTCTTACTAGAACTCTTCACGTAAATAAACATAGATCACCTAAGAAAAACATTAATATTTGACACACTTCGGATAACAGCATTACTTACATTAAACGATACTGGAATCATCTGCTGTCTCTCATCAACTAACAATGCAGGTTGGTTGTATCTTACATTGTAACTTTTAAAGATAGAGTTATTAACTGACTCCCCAGCTGCAACATATCGATACAGTTTCATATCCAAGTAATTCTCATGTAGGACTACTTCTTGTCCACCCACATCAGCTACAAGAACTAACTTTGGATTGCGTGGTAGATTCATGTCAACATTAATGCTGGAACACTCATTACCACTAAAGCAAACCATCATATTGTTATTCACCTGTCGTTCTGGTGGCTTTGTGGCAGAGTAAACACCAAGAGAAGCCAGTGCACCAATAGCACCAAAATTAGTCATTGAATATGATATCGCTCCACCAGTTACCATGTCACGAATGTTGTTATTCGTATCTCCCTTTTGATTGACTACACTGGCAAATGATTTCATATCACTTATCCACTTCGGTTGCCATGATAAAGTTATATTTGCATTTACAGTAGTCTC